TACCTTTCTCAACGTAATATCTCACAATCGAGTATATCATCAGAGATTTACCCGAAGCAGTTGGGGATATCAACAGCTTTCTATTATGTCTTAGAGCGTCGTATACTCCCTCTATTTGATATTCACGGGGAGCATACCTACTAATTGCTGTAATATAATCCTTAACACCCTCTTTCGAGATCATACCATTGACTTCAAATGGTAAACCATAGTAGTTACTTTCTATAAATTCGTAAGTATATTCGTGATCTTCGCAAAATCTTATTAATTTATCCAGTAAACCAACATACATTTCTCCATTGTGGTTGCTGAATAATCTTATTTTTCCATCCCAATACTTATTACGGTATTGTGGCATGAACTTTGCACCTGGTACATCAAAAGTAAAATAATCAGATAACTCATAATAAACATGAGGTTCTGACTTTACCTGTAGATATACTTCATTCTTCTTTGAAATAACCAAATGAGACATAACATCTCCATCATTTTAGTTATTTATACTTGACTCTCTGGGTGAAATCTATACCTTCCATGTGGTCAAATTCATGCTGAAATACTCTTGCAGCAAGTCCAACTAACTTCAGTTTATGAGTTTTCTTATCTTCATCTTCATACTTTACAACAATTGAATTGGGTCTTGATATCTTTAGAAATAAATCTGGATATGATAAACAACCCTCTTCCATTTCAACTTCTTCAGAATATGATTTAATGATGCGAGGATTAAAACAAACAATCACTTCACTGTTTTCTAAATCTCTTATCATCACAAATGCTCTTTCCCATATACCAATTTGATTTGCTGACAATCCTAAACCATTATGATGAATCATATTGTCAACTAATGTTTTAGATAGAGTATGTCGATCTAAATTATAACTACAAGAATTAATTCTGTGATGTAGTAAAAGGTGTTCTGATTTAACTAATTCTTTAATCATTAAAATCCTGATTGAAACTTTTGCCATTCAATGGCATTTTTAATTTGGTATGTGCGACCAGATATATTTCTAATTATCTCTTCTAAAAATTTGAGTATTACATCATAATATTTTATCTTCATATCAATCGTATTTAACTTCTCATCTGCCTCTAAATGCCTTTGTATGGCATCCTTTTCTCTAACCTTATACGGAAATGGGTTCTCAATATATTCTTCTGCTGTTGCCTTTCCTGTGTAGTAGTTATGTCTTTCAAGTTTGATTTTACTATAAGACTCTCTTGCTTTTTCACGCAACAAAGTAATCGTATTATAGACTGTATAATACTTTGAGTGTAATTGGGGGATTTTTAATGACTCATCATGTAAATTATCAGGGTCAATGACAGCATCTCGCTCCCACATCTCCTGAATTTTCTCAAGATTCATAAAGGATTTCCGTTTTTATCTACGATATTATATACAGTATACTTGAAAGATGCCTCTGCTGTAAAGAAGTTGATGTCATTTTCAGTTGCATCAAATTCTAGAGAAGTAATTGATGTTGGAAATAAATCACTAAACTTAACTCTAGCAATTGTTCTAAAGTTTGAATTTAGGATACTCAAAGATCCATCACAGAATTGTTCTTTAAAATCTCTTTGACCTTCTTCATCAGTAATTTTGGTTTTAAACTGTTGAGGTGTCTCTGGAAATCCAAGACCAGTCAACCAATTATGAACTGCTGTATAGTTTTCGAGATTTTCATCGACTAAAAAACGAAGAGTAAAATCACCATATGAGAGTTTCTCACCAGGTATATCTAAGTCTTTTAGATATGATGCTTGTATTGCTGTACCTAATACTATCTCTGGTATTCTAGCAGAATTTGAGAAAAAGTCAATCTTTGGAAACTTTGCCAAAGTAAATTTAAAACCTACTGGTGCGAGAAAGTTTCGGTTTTGAATTTGATTGGCAAATACTGATGTCATGAGTTGTCACTCTCTAATTCTTTTTTAATACGACGCTTAATTAATTTAGCGTAAGTTTTGTCTGCTTTTGAGTATAGAAATGGATTCTTTTTAGATCGTTTGATAATTAGTTTTGCTGCTTTTAAATCTTCCATATATTATTTAGTTTGTAATTTTTCGACTACCGTTTTTGCTTGCATTGGTGCTACATCTTGTAATCCATTAGCATCGAACCAAGGAGCATTCTCCCAGTCAAATCCTTCTCCAAAAGTATTATCTGCATTAGCAACATACCAATGACATGCTGCATCTGGAATATCTACTGCACATACTGCCCAGTCATCTGTCCATTGTGGGACTTGTACCCACATTACTGCCACCATTAGTATGTTAATTATAGAAGTCATTATTTTTTTTCTTGTCTAGGATTATTTAGATCCCAACTTTTGACACTGAAAACATCTAGGTATACCCATTTTGCATAGTGAATACCACGATAACACAGAAAGGCAAAGACCCTCTCTGGATTATGGATTTCTGGATCAAATTCTGGTACTTCTGGTGTTTCCCAATTGAAATTGATATGTAACATTTGTCTTAACCTCCTGTAACAATATTTATTGTTATGAAATCTTGACAAAAAAAGAGACCCTTTTGGGGTCTCTTGAAAAGATATGTAATATCTGAATTACATTAGGTTGTTAACTCTAACTCTTCTGTAGTATGCATTAGCATTAACGTTAAGAGCACCAGAACCTTGAGTAGTTCCTTGAGCGAATGGGTTAGCAACAACACCATAACGAGTTTTAAACCCGATTTTTGGCTGGAATGTGTTCTCTCCCACAGCACGAACCATTTGTAACGGAACGTATGGGCAGTAGAATAATCCTGCGTCATATGGTGAAGAACCTTTGTATCCCATAACGTAGTACTGTGAAGCAGCAACGTTAGCAGAGAAAGGATCGATGTATACTCTGTACTTACCTTGTAGAACACCAGCAAATGTATTACCTGTGTCGTCTACGTTTAGGTTAGCGTTAAGAGCAGGAGTGTAGTCAAGTACACCAGCCATTGTTAATGCAGAAGCAACGTCAGCAGAACAAAGGATCATGTTACCCTTTCCTCTACGAGTTTCCTGTGCGATTGCGTTGGCATCTCTTTCCATTTGGAAAATCAGTCCTTTGAATTTCTCAACTGACCATCTTCCGTTGCTGTCTGTGTCTAGGTCAAATGTACCTAAAGAAGCAACGTTTGCTTGTGCACCAGATTTAGCAACCTTATAGATTGTTCTGATAACTTCTCTGTTGATTTCAGCAAGTATCTCTGTTGAAAGGATATTTGCTAACTCAGCTTCAGCGTTCAATCCGTGGATTGCCTTAAGGTCTTGAGCAAGTTCTAAACTGTACTCTGCCTTTAGTGCTCTGGACTTCGCTGTAACGGTAACTTTCTCGATTGAGAATGCCATCTCGTTAAAGTTATCACCAGATGTACCTAGATCTTCAGCGTCATCTGTACGCATACCTTGACCAACTGGGTATGTTCCACCAACTTGTGAACCTTCTGGGTTAAGAAGTCCTGGGTTTGTTGGTTGTGTTCCACCTGTTGTACCGAAACCAACTGCCTGACCTGTCATTCCGTTGGTTAGATCTAATCCTTCGTTCTGACCAGAGAATGAAGTATCTGCTTCGTTGAAGAACGATTCAGTTCCACTCTGATTAGTGTATCTGGATCTCATTGCGAAAATAAGTCCTGTAGGACCATTCATTGGTTGCACACCAGCAAGGTCATAAGCGACCAAGTTTGGCATTGAACGTCTGATTAGACTTATTAATACAGGGTCGAAACCTGCTACAGGTCCTGTTGCAGTTGCGTTAGCACTGAAACCAGCGTTTGAACCTGAATTTGTAGTTACTGTTGGCTGTTCATAAAGGAATTCTTTTTCCTCTCTGATTGCCTGTTCTTGGTTCTCCAAGAGAACGGCTGTTACCATTCTACGATGCGGATCTTTGATTGCATCAAGACCGTCATAGTCTAGAAGGGGTGCCCACTTCTCCTGCAGAGACTCGTTTGAAATTGGAGCTTGCATTTATTTAAAAGTAAGTTTAAGTTTGAATGTATGATATAAAAATCATTTTTTGCTAGAAACTCTGTTCAGAGTCTGAAGGTATCTCTCCATTGTATTACTAACTGGAGTAGTTTGATACTGTGTGGATTGAGTCTCTTCAGAGAGATTCTCTGATTCGTCTCTTTGAATACCAGCGTTTTCTGGGAAGTATGACTTCCTTAACGTTGCTAGTTTCTCACGATAGGATGCTTCACTTTCAAACTCAACATTTTCAGCAAGAGATGAGAACTTGTCCTTTTGACTTAGGGCAAGACCTTCAGCGACTTCTGCAAAAATTACATCAGCAACTGACTCGGCTAATCTCTTGTTTAGAGCAACGTTCTTATCGATTTGCTCATTGAGTTTTCCTTCCATTTCATCAAGTTTATCTACCATATTCTCTAGTACATCATATTTCTCGTCAGGGATTGTTACATAATGATCTTCAAATAGACTCTTCATTCCAGTTAAGAATGATTCAGTCATTTCGGTCTTAAGACCTTTTTCAACTGCGAGTTGGTTTTCAGCAACCCACTCGTCAGCAACATATTCTAGGTAAGAATCAACACGATCTGTTAATTCTTCTTTAATTGATTGTACTTGCTCAATTAAATTCTCTTCGTATTCAGATTTAACTTGCTCTTTCATTTCAGCAACTTTAGATCTGATAGCAGCTTCAAAGATTGTTCTTGCTTTGTTAGTGAAATCTTCTGATAGTTCTTCACCTTCAAGAAGTGCTTGAATGTCTGTCTCAACATCAATTGCTTCTTCTTGTTCTTCAACAACCTCTTCTTCTGTTGTTTCCTCTTCGGAAACTACCTCATCTGTAGATGTCTCTTCTTCAGCAACAACTTCATCGGTAGTGGACTCTTCTTCTGATACGATTTGATCATCAGATTTTTCCTCCTCTTCCTTCATTCCAGCTGGTGCTTTTTCTGCAGGTTTTGCACCTTTGGTTACAATATCCTTAACTTGCTTAAGTGATGTACCAGGTGTTTTTAACTTTGCTGAATCGTCATCAGTCTTGTAGTTTTCGGGAGTAGGACCACCAAGATCCTCTACGTTAGGTGGTATTCCACCTGTGGTTAGTTTAGGCATGGGTTCTGCAGGTTTTGCACCTTTAGTTACCACGTTCTCTTCGATGTTTTCCATTTCTTGTAAAGTTGTTCCAACGGACATTTTAGATAATTAGGTATTAATCTACATTTATTTATAGAGTTTATAGATTTGAAAGAAAATCTTGGAATAGACCAAGTTTGTGTTCTTCCAATACTTTTGAATCTACGAGCGTATTAATACGCTTTTGAGTTTCTGCTGCTTGCTGTTCACGAAGAATTCCTCCTTCCCAAATCCACTCTTTTCCTTCCATAATTCCAGACACAAATGCGTCAGGTGCAGAAGGATCGGCAACGATATCTGCAGCGGTTGCCAACATGAAATCTTCACCTACAACTTTATAACCTTCGTTAGTAGTTTTAAGTGATCCAATTCCACGAGAAGAAACACCAAGTGTTACTCCTTCATCAATGAGAGATTTTGCAATCTTACCCATTGGTGTATCAAGTAGTTGTGCTTTTCCTACAAAATTTCTACCCTCTTGACGAAGTGAAGTAATTTTATGAGATACACGATCAAGGTTAACTGTAGGACCATCAGGATGACCAAGTTCACCAAGAGCACGACCTTTCATAATGAAAGATTCGTTGTAGCGATTCACTTCACGAGAAAGAGTATTGACAGGGTACATTCTACCATTACGATTTTTAATGTCTCCTTGTAAGAAAACACCTTCAATATACATTTTCTTTTTAGCACCTTTTCCTTCAGTGATAAATTTTACTTTTGCTACTTCCTCTGTGATTAGTTTCATTTTCTTAATTTGTAAATCCTACTTTTGTTGCTTTGAAAGCACCTGATCCATGAATTGTAAATGATGGTTGCTTTTCGATAAATTCAATTCCATTATCTGGTAATGTAATTGATCCTGTTCCAGAATATTCATTTGCTCCAGTTGGATCTGTTACTGTAACAACAAGATCTGATCCAGAGCTGTTGAAAACTCTAACGCATGTTGCACTACCTACTGTTGTGCTATTTCCTACCCCAGAAGCAACAGAAGCTTCCGCTGCTAAAATTAGAGTTCTATTCGCCATTTGGTTCCTCTTCTTGCTCTACTTCACTATTATCAAACATACCACCAGAAACTGATTTACGAAGATCTTCAATTTTCGCAGCAGCTTTTGCATACAACGAATCTTTGATTTGATCCGTAGTATCAGCAGGTGAAGCATCAGTGGCTATCAAGTCTACAATTTTTTCCATGAAATTTTAATATAGTTATATCTTTTATTTATATCTCGGCCTTTTTAGTGTCTTTTTGCACTTGAGCATCTGTGACACCACCATCTATGTCGGGTTCCATTGGTACATCTCCAAGATCACCCATTTCACCTTCAAGTGGTTCACCTGTAATTGGATCTACAGCATTAGGATCAGGTATGACTCCATCCTTAATTTCTTGTTCGATTTGCTCATCAATTTCTTCCATTTCAGTATCACTTTGACGAAGAACTTTTGATCTTACATATTGATTAGAATAATACTTTCCAATGTAAGGTTCAATTGTTGCTAATGTGCCGAGTCTTTCGTTGAGTAATTCTGAATCTTTTAACTCTGCAAATTGATTATCATATAGGAAATCATATTGAATATGATCACTTAATGAATTCCAATCTTCTGGAGTAATAATGTTCTTTAAAATTAATTGAGTTTTTAATAAATCAGCAAAAAGATTTGCAAATCTTTTACGTAATCTTCCAACAAATTTTGCAAATTTTAATTCGTCTCTTAATATCTCTGATGATCTTCCTAAATTAAATCCACCATCACTTGCAATTCTTGATTCTGGAACACATAATGATCTGTATAATTTTTTCTGGAAATATTCAATATCAGAAAGTTCTCCAAGATTTTGTCCACCAGGTAATGTTGTGATTTCAGTTCCTCTTCCACCTTCTCTACGAGGCAACCAAAAATCTTCCATCATAGACATGAACTTACGATCATCTCTAATCTCACCAGTACCTGCATCATAAACTAACTTATTACGATAGCGACTCATTACCTCTTTTAGGTATTGCTCTGCTTTTACTTTTGGAAGATTACCAACATCAATATAAAATATTCTTCTTTCTGGTGCTCTTGATAATCTGTAGATAACAAGACTATCTTCAACCATACGAAGTTGGTTTAATGATTTGATTGCCTTATGTAAGTATGATAAACAAGTTCCTTTATTGCGATCAAATAAACCTGATGTTACATAACATACAGAATCTTTTGCAATTTGAACACCACCCTTTCCACTAGCAGGACTACCACTTCCAAAAAACTGTGTTGGAAAATTTGGTTTTGGTGTGTATAAGTAATACTCATCTATTTCAGGATAAACCGCCCTTCTAATATCAGATGCTGTATTTGATACACTGTTTTCATTTTCATTCCTTTTCTTTTCTTTCCGAATGAATTTCATTTTCATCGGATCAATATATCTTACTTCTTGTATTCCATCCTCTGGTTTTTTAGTATCAATAACTTTTAGATAATATAGTCTACCATCTACATACCAATTTCTGAAAATTTCATGTGCTTTTTTATCAAAATCCATCATTTCTTTGATGTATTTGAATTCAGCACGAATTTTTTCTTTTAATTTATCACTTGCGTTTAAATTACTTAATTCAATTTCTACAGGTGAATCATACAAATCACTGACAATTGCTTCATTCACAACATCTTCCACAGCAGAATCTGCTTCTGGATGAAGAACCATCTCACGATATCTCTTTATTAAATCGTATTCTGTCCTATAGACACCTTCAATATCTACATATTGACCATAAAAACCACTAGCGATATAGTTGTCAACTCCATCCTCATTGGTTTTGGGGACGGGAGCGACTATCGATGGTGGCTTTTTTTCTTGGTCATCAATAGAGAACCCAAATAGTCTTGGCATAGTATAACCTGCTTTTTATTCTATTATAGCACTATTTATCAGTTTTAGGTAATGCTTTCTCCTCCAGCATTAGCTCCTACTCCTTTAATAGACTCATAGTATAGTACTTGTAATTCTACAGTAAACTCCTGTATTGTGTCAACTGTTTCATAAGATAAATCAACTTGACTTATTTGAGTTGGGAAAACATCATAGAATCTGTATGTTCTTAAAGTAGATCCATCACGATCTAACTGGTGAACATAAGCATCTTCTTGATAATCTGCTGGATTGTTTGTACCTGTTGCATCAGACAATCTATTGATTGAATTCATCCACTTCTCAAAAGCGGAACGAATTGCAAAATCAGTATCGTTGATAACTGTGATTGTCCATGTATCAAAGGTTCTGTCTCCAGCAATCTTAAGAATCCTACCTCTAAAGTTAACATCAATAGGAGTGATGTTAGATGCAGGAAGTGCTGCTGCTTTTACCAAGAACCTTGCCTTTTCTTTTACATCGTTGTCGATTGCAATCTCTTCTGGGAAAGCAAGTTCGACTTCAAATAGATTGGGTCTTGCACCACCACCGATCAATTTACTCTTGAAATCGGTAATCTTTCTTAATGGTGGTCTGTTAAGTTGGGTTGCCATTTGTTTTTATACCTCGAATTTAATTAAACAGAACCAATGACTTCATCAAATGAGATGCCAGTTCTTGTAGCAACAAAAGTGAGACCGATAAAGTTAATTGATCTCGATGGTTTAATAAAGATGTCTGCTACAAATTCATTACTATCTATAATGGCAGCAGTGTTATTTGTCTCATCACAAATAACTCTAAAATCAAATATTCCACGTTTTGATTGAACATCACGTAAGAATGGTTCAACTATGTTGATGAAGTTAGTTCTTGTAATCTCATCGTTGAACTCAAATAATTGATCTCTAGCAGCTGCTTTAATAGCATTCTCAAGGTAGATGAATAATCTACGAACATTAATACGATCAAATGCAGATGCTTTTCCAAATCCAGTTTTATCACCGAATAGTACAATTCCTGCACCAGGTGAGAAGATGATTGGATTTATTCTATTTGAATAAAGTGTATCTCTTTGTGTTTGATTTGGATTGTATGCAAGTTTAACAGCATTGAGGATTGTTCCTCTCGCTGTTCCCGCTGGTGAGAACCAAGGGAAGTTGTTAATATCGTTCCTTGCACATGTTCCAGCAGTGTCTCCATTCATTGGGACATAGCGGAATGTGTCGTTGAAACGATCATACATGTACTTGTAACCACTATCAAATACACCAAATGTAGTTGATGTGACTGGTGCATAGTAACTGACTAGGTTGTCAGTGATTTGTGAGTTAGAGTATACTGTAACTGATCCAGCAGCAGTATCATTTAAGAATGATCCTCTGTTAGGTGAAACAAATGCGATAGCATCTTTTCTTAATTCAGCAACAGAAATGATTTTATTTGCTAGTGCCTGTGACTCTTCTTTTGTATAATTTGAAGAACCCATGAGTAAGAAGTCTACATCAACCTCTTCTGGATTTTCAAATAAGTCATAACCAGTTCCTAGATCACCGATTGTAACTGTAAATGCTCCAGCAGTCTGAATTCCTGTCATACCGTTGTAGTTTTTACCACCACTTAAAGTAGATGTTACAGATCCAGAACCAGCAAAACTAATTCCTTGTGCTTCCTGATCCCAACCATTGTCTGATGCAAATGTGAAATTACCAGCACCAAAGTTAGTAGTTGTGATTCCAGCAGGAGCACTACCACCAAATATGTTTGTCGAGTTATTATAAAGATATTTTCTCCAGTATGCAGGAGTTCCAGCAGAGAATTCAGCATCTTTTGCTTTTGAAAGATTTAAATGCTTCTCTAAAACTGTACCAGCATTTCCTGTAACCTTTCCTTCATCATCATATACAACGACATGAACTTCGTCAAATCTAGAACTTCTAGATGCTGCGAAGGCTGAAGTGCCAGGACGATCAGAAATGTTATTCCATTTGATTGTTGAATTTGATAATGCAATTGTTTGCTGATCAAACCAATCAACTGTTGTACTTACTGTTGTTGTGCTTCCACCACCAGCGTTGCTTGAAACTTCATAACTCAATACACCGCTGTTGTTAAATTGATAAACACCACCAGGTTGGTAATCTTTTGCAGTTTCTATTCCAGCAGTTGATACATGAGCAACAAATTTAACATCAACACTTGCTCCACTGACTCCAGTAACGATTCCTTTGAAGTAACCATCTATAAGTGATGTTGAACCTGCACCAGCAACAACTGTTCCTGCTGGAACTGCTTGTGTAACTCCAACTCCAACTGTTAATGTGCTTATTCCGATTGTTAGTGTTTGGTCTGCTTTACTATCAATCAGTGCAACCTTAAGTCCATTTCCCCATGAACCAGGATTTCGTGCTGCGAATGTAACACCTGTGATGGTGCTTGTATCATAACCTTTATTGTTATAATCTTCTGTGCTGTCTATTCTAATACTGCTTGCAGCACCCACATATGCGTTTGTTAAATCAACGTCACCTGCTCTGACAACTCTCATGACTCCACCGTAGGCCAAGTATGATTGTGCCACCATGAAGTGTTCAAAGTGTTTGTCAGTTTCAGATGGTTCGCCAAAATTATCTAACAGGTCTTGCTCATTCTCTACAAGGATTGGTTCATTGACAGGACCTTTCGCAAATGGAGCGACGATAGCACCAACTTTATCAGTTGCTGTATCAACTCTACCAATGGTAAGGTCAACTTCTCTTACTACAATACCAGGAGATGCTAAATTTAGTGGCATCTTTTCTCTCCGAATCTCAGATTATTTCTGAAATTATTTATTGAAAAGTATATTTCTAACGGGGAAACAATACGTGAACACTACCAATCTGGGTATGACCAATCTGAAAATATCCTTTTCTTCTTCCTATTCTTTACAATTCTTTTTATTGTGCACACTTTACATTCGTATGCATAAGATGATGGTAATGAGTTTCTATTCTTGTGAGTGCAATAAAAATCATCAATCAAACTCTTTACTTCACCACAGATTCTACATTTTCTCTCTGTAAACAGTAAATGTTCTAAATCTACCTGATCATCTAAATCCATTAGATTTGAATTACTTGATCTATTTCAGGCCACTTTGCCTTTAGATGTGACTCAACTCCTTGCTTTAACGTAGCAGCACTCATCACGCAAGTGGTACATGCACCTAATAATTTAACCATAACAATTGCACCTGAATCAGTATGTTCTATTCCAATAAATTCAAGATACCCTCCATCTGCCTCAATATAAGGACGTATTTCATCAAGTACGTTATTTACATTTAAATCTGTGAGTTCCATTATGTGATACTAATTGTTTGTGATCCGTCTTTGTTGTCGGTGATAACGATCTTTTTGTTTGGAAATGATTTAGATAATAGACGTTTTAACTTTCTATGCTTCAAAGGGTTTTCCATTACATACCATTCCAAAAAGTATCTACTGGTGCTGCCATGTTTCTTGAAAGAAAATACAAACCTACATTACATGCAAACCAGTTGATGTTTACAACCCATGCTTGTCTCCAACAATATCTTCTGTTGGTCTGCACAATATAATTGTTTCTCTCATTCATAGATTCATCAACAGATAAAGGTCTTACCTTTAGAATCTGCTCCAGTATCAATGAAATTACAAAACCAATTGCAAAAACATAAAATAACAGGTTTAATAATCCTGCCATTGAAAATAAAAAACTAATCATTAGTAATAGTCCCACATATAAGAACGGTCTCCATACTCATCAGCATACCATCTTTCTCCGTCTTTGTCTATAAAGCTATCATCATCCAATCCATCAGAGATAAAACCGAATGGTGCCATGTCTTGTTCAATTTGATTCTTCTGTTCTTCATATATTCTCTTTCTTACATCATTATCAGTCATTTCTTTAAAATAATCCTGTGCAACTAACCATGAAAATATAACCAAACACATGGCAAGGTCGTCATTACACCCTTCTTCTGCCTCAAATGAGTTATGTTTTTGTGAAAAAGTAGTCAATTCTGATATGATTTCATAATCAACTGTGAGTAATTTATCATCTTCTAGGAGAGTTTTCAGATTTGAACAACCTAATTTCTTAACAGCAGCAGTCATTCTCACACCTAACTGGGATTTTTTACCAGAAAAACCAGATCCAACAACTTGACCTGCACGACCTCGCATTGAACACATCAATACATTATCATATTCAAGATCAAAATGTAATATACTTGCAACTTGATCTCCTATATCATTTACCTCTATTAAAAGGAATGAATTATTATATCCTCTTGCCACATCATAGATAACACTTGGAAATAACATTGGTTTAATTTCATTATTTCGATACTTGGCAACTACCTTATATGGAAAATTAGTAATATCATAAACAATAAATGCAGAGTAATCGTTACCCATTCCTCTTGCTACGTCTACTGTCATCAAATAATTATGTTCTGGTATAGCATTTTCATAGATATCCAATCCCGCATTTTTCATAATTGGTGCTTCATACACCATGTTTTTAAGTTTTGCTGGACTGATAAGTGTATTGACAGATCCTAAAAACTCACATTCAAACTCAACCTTGAACTGCTGCTCTGATGTGTTTGCAATCGTCTGCTCTTTCCACACAGCATCACGACCAGGTACTTCAGACCAATGAACGTCTGTTGGGATATAATCACTTTTACCTCTTTCTGCATCATGCCACATACGATAGAAGTGATTCATACCACGAGGAGTAGAAACAATTATAACCTTTGTATTAGTACCAGAAGAAATTGTGGGATATACAGATGCAAAAAAGTCATCAGCAACGTGATTTGGAACGAAAGCAAATTCATCCAAGAACAGTATGTTGAATGACATACCTCGAACAGCAGATGCAGATGTGGATGCTGCTAATATTTTTGATCCATTTTCTAATTCTAACGATCCTTTATTCCATGCAATGATACCTTGTTGCATCCATTTCGGTAAATTTTCATATGCAGTTTGTAATCTACCTAATAAATCAATCGCAATCTTTGCTTTGTTTGCAAGAATACCAATGTTCACATTGTCATTGAAAACAGCATAATGCAGCAAATAAGATACCACAGTCGTTGACTTACCAGTCTGACGAGGCATCTTACAAATATTAAATCTATTTTTATGAAAAGTATTTACTAATTTTTCTTGGAAAGGGTATAGATTAAAAGGAACCAATCCCTCATCAAGAGAAACAATTCTAATATACTTCTTTGCAAAATAAACAGGATCCTCTTTACACTTCAAGAATTCAACAACATTCTCCTTTGTGAATTCAATCGGTGTATTTGCTTTTTTTAAATTAGGATTACCAAGGTATACATTATCACTCATAATTCCCTAACAGTTCCAAGCTCTTAAAGATTTGTTTATTCTTGAATCTGGATCTCTTGCGGTCTTTGCACTTGTTAACTTCTTCTTCATTCCTTTCATTCTAGCACAGAACGATTTCCTGCGGGGGTTTCCAACCT